ACTGCTACTTCACAATCATTAGCTGTTGAAAATATGGTTAGAAAGCAACTACCAGTTGCTGGAAATAAGTTATTTAATGCACCATTACCTCAAGCTACTGTTATAGCTAATAGATATGCTAAGTCAATTGGTATTGAATTAGAAGATGTTAATGTTGTTAACTCATTAAATGAATATAAGTCAAAGGCTATATCTAATGAGTTTGACAAAATGAAAAATGATCCAACTAATCCAAATGTATCCGCTGCATACAAAAAAATGGCTGAGGAGACTATTGCTCAGTATAAAGAGATAATAAAGGATGGATACTTTATAGAGATAAATAATGAAGAACCATATTCTAGCAGTGAGGATATGATATCTGATTTAAATAAAAACAAAAGATTTAAAGTATATTCAACTGAATCTGGATTTGGAGATACTCCTATAACTGAAGAGCAAAGAAGAACAAATCCATTATTAAAGGATAGTGGATTTAAAGATGTTAACGGAATACCATTGCTAGTTAATGATGTATTCAGATTTGTTCATGACTTCTTTGGTCATGCAAAAATAGGTAATAGCTTTGGTCCTATAGGTGAAGAAAATGCATGGAAGATACATTCAGTTATGTATTCTCCATTAGCTAGAAGAGCAATGACATCTGAAACTAGAGGACAAAATAGCTTTGTTAACTTTAGTGGAATAAATGAAGCGGCATTTAAACTTAGAGATAAAGCTAGAGAGTTAAGAAAAAATGGTGAGATAGATAAGGCTAATGAATTAGTTGGAGAGGTATACGACATGATGAAGTTTGCCGATCAAAAAATAGGACTAATGCCTGATTGGGTTTCAGAGATTGATCCTGAAAATAAAGAGCAACTTGATTTAGAAGCAAAGGCTATTGAAGATGTTATTACTCCACGTAAGCAAAAGGCAGATACAATATCTGGAATGGTGTTTACTGCCAGACAGAATGGTTTCTCTGATGCTGCTATATCTCAGTACTTATTAGGAAAAGGTTACACTCAAGAACAAATTGACGGTGCGCTTTCAGCAAAATCTGGAACTAAAAATATAGATGATATATTTGAGGCAAGTGAACAAGAGATAAGAGATAAAGTAAAAAGAAAAAGCATAAGAGAATTCTTTAGAGCTTTAACAAGAACAACTTTAAATAGGCAAGTAGACATAAAAAAAGCACTCGCTGGATTAAAAAATAAACAAGCCCAGAAAGCACTTTCTAGATTAATCACTAAAGCTGGTGCTAGTGGACTTGCTTCCATTAGATTCAAGATTGCAGCTAAAGATATTTATGGAAAATTAAAAGAGGCTGATATTAAAATATTAGATAGAATTATCTATGCAAGACGTATTATATCTATTAATGAGAATAGAGCAATGAAGGGTCTTGAACCATATAGAGGTATGTCTGGATATTCAGAAGTAAATGCTCAACAAGATCTTAACGATATAAAAAACGAAATTGGAGAAGAAAAATTCAATGACTTAAATGAAAGAGCTGGAAAATATTTTGATGTATTTAAAAAGAACCTTGAAAAGCTTAAAGATTCTGGAAGAATAAGTGAGGAGGTATACAATGACTTAAATGAAATTGAATACTCACCAATCGCTACAATTAAATACATAATATCTGATAACATAGATGTAACAGATATGGATCGTGAAGCATCTAGACTTGGAATATCAAAAGAAGATATTAAAAAATTAACAGATAGAAATGAGAATGGTATTATAACTGACTCAAGATATCTATTGGCTATGAACATCAGCTCAGTAGAGTCTAGAGCCTTTGAAAATGCTATGTTAAATGAAGTAGTAAAAGCACTTAACGAAGCTACCACAAAACAAAAAGTGGCCCTATCTGAATATGTAGTATTCGACAATCCTATAATAGGTTCATTTAAAGATGGAAGACCTAAAAGAAAGTATGACGATCAAGCTGTTCCTAATGGATTTAAAAAAGTATATTACTTTGAAAATGGTATAGAAAAATATATCATTGTTAGAGAAGATATGGCTAGGCAATTGTTAGATGTTAAAAATTCTAAGATGCAAGCTTCCATTGAAAATGTATCTAAGACTGTTCCAGTTATAGGATGGGCTTTAAAAACAATAACACTTACACCTGCTAGACTTCTTAGATTCTTTGCAACAGGTGGTAACCCGTTATTCATACTTGGTAACGTAGCTGTTGACTGGGTAAACGCAGTATTTAATACTGATGTGTACTCAAATCTTAAGGCTTACGGTATGGTTCAAGCAGGCCTTGGTTTTGCTAAGAACTTTATCAAGAAGGCTGTAACAAGTGATACATTTAATAAAACTTATAATGAATTTGCTGAACATGGAGGACTTATGGACTTTTTGTCAAATGAATCAATGAGATCTTTAAATGAATTAAAACCTGGGCATAAAATATTCTCACCACTGCACAAAGCTGTGGAAATGTATGGTACTGTCATGTCATTCTTAGGTGAGACATCTGAGGTTGCAATGCGATTGGCTGTATATGAAAAGATGAAGAGTAATCTAGTGTCTGAGTTTAAAAAAGAGAACGGAGTTGATCCTAATGCACAGCAGATGGATGATATCATGTGGGAAGCAGCTAGAGAAGCTAGAGAATTAATCGATTTCAACCAAGGTGGTAGCTGGGCTAAAGAGGCTGATGTAGTTATGCCATACTTGAATGCTGCACTTCAAGGTTTTAGAAAGCCAATAGAGTATGCCAAGAAAAATCCAGTTGGATTTGCGTCTAGTTATATTCAGTTAGCAGGAATGGGAGCTAGTATTGCTGCAATGTCTTTAGCAGCAGCAATGAATGCTATGCCATCTGATGATGACGATGAGGAAAAGAAAAAGAAAATTAGAAAGGCACTTGATTCAATTAGTGACCATGAGAAGGCTTCATATCATATAATATTTACTGGTAAAGTAGATAAAAATGGAGAACTTGAATACATAAGAATAAAGAAACTTCCTGTTGCATCAGTAGCTACTACATATGCAGAACAGATGATGTACAAGTATTTAGTTGACTATAAATTTGATGAAGCTACATTTGATCAGACAATTGAAAAGTCTCTTCCTTTTAGCATATCAGAATTGGAATCAAAAAACCCAGTTGTATCTGGATACCTTACGTACAAGTATAACGAAGATACGTTTACAGGAGAGAAAGTATTTAGAGGACCAAAAGATAAAGTTATACTAGAGACAGCTGAGGGAGTTAATAATCCTAAAATAGAAGCATTCTATAAAAGTGTTGCTCCAGTATTTGGTCTTTCACCAGCTAGAAGTAAGGCTTTTGTAGAAAAGATTATAACAAACCAAAGTACTAACCCTACAATAAATATTTTCTATGCTGCGGCAAATGGTATATTTGGAAAAGATACTCAGTTTGGAACTGAGTTCTCAACAGCAATGGAAAAGATGAAAGAAGCTGCTGGTAAAAAACTTATAAGATATACAAATGAAAATGTACTTAAATATAAAAAAGAAGACGAACTAGAAAAAGAAAAGGTATATATAACAACTGAGAAGTACCTTAAAGACTCTAAGATTAAGGCAGACATTAAATCTAGATACAATGAAGGTAAGACAATGACTGTAGGCGAATTAATAAAAATTGTAAAAGAAAACTATGAGCCTATAGATCAAGAAAGATATTTCAATAAATACTACACGTATACACAGACAATGAATACTAATCCAGCTTTATTAGATTTGTTATATGAAGACGATCCAAACATACAAGCATTAATGATAAATGATATGTATGGACCTAATCTAGATAAAGAAGAAATGAATGAACTTGGAGAAGTTATGAATAAATCTAGGATGAAAGTATCTAATAAAGCTTGGTATATATATCAGAATAAATATAAGAACAGAAAATAAAAATACCCCTAGTGAAAGCTAGGGGTTTTTGTTTAGAATAGGTGGGTTAATCTGGCGATTTGTCCGTGCTCCCTATGATGCAGGAACGCCTCTATAGCTTTAGGAGCGTGTAAGTATCCGTTACGATAATGCCAACTATCTGTACCTGATGGAGATCTTAAGGTCTCAACACATACAGACATGTAGTCCTTACTTGTTTTATGGTGTACGTGATGTCCGTAAATATATCTATGTGGACAGAAAGCCCAATGGTTTGATGCTTCGTGCGCCATAAGTAATGGAAGGTCTGAAATTTTAGCTCCATCCATGTGAGTCATACCAATAAGATTTTTTCCATACGTAGTGTACTTCCTGTGAGACATATCCCCAAAGAACTCTACCTGCTTGTTGTTACGGAACCATGCTGATACTGAATCAAACAACATAAATCCAGACATGTAGTCATGGTTGGATGGGTTAAAGTGTACCTCAACATCTGCAAATACTGCAAACGTCTCAATGATATCTACCATCAGTCGTTTAGCCATGATAAAGTTATCGTACCACATACCGTCAGTATCTTGTGGTGTACCTGCTGTAGTTGTGCGTCTAGGTGTATCTATGTGCAAAATATCGTTTCCAGCGATAAAAATAACTTTATCGATATCAAACCCTTCAGACTTCTTAATAATGCCTTGTAGGCCCTCCATTACACGTTGTACGGCAATCTGTTGATTGTACTCTTCTCCAGTCTCAAACGAGCTAGATAACTTTCCTATGTGAATGTCAGCAGGACTAAATACAAGGCAGTGTGGATCCTTGTACTTATCCCTAGCTATCTTAGGGTATTTAGGACTCCACTTAGATATTTCTGCTATAAGGTCTTCCTTAAAGTTTTCATAACTAAACTCATTTGATTCACCCTTTACATTAATAGAGTAGTGCTTCCCTTTGTACCAGTAGTGCTTAACGAGTTCAGGGTCAATGCCTACTTTTTCACACTCATCAAATATTCCTTTGTTTAGGTTCTTATTTAAGTATCTTGAGATTTTAAGTCTTAAGGATGTAGATTCCTCTACGTTTAACTCTTTAGCAACCTTACGCATTATCTCTGTCTTGTTCTTTATACCAGATTCGTATAAATCAAGTGCTAACTTCTTATATGTCTTCATGATTAGATTTGTGTACGTCTCTAAGTACCTTATTTAATTTACGTATTATATCCTTGATTTCCTCGACATCCTTATCTGCCAAAGCCTCATACAGCTCTGAACATAAGTCATTTATCTCATTCATTGTCGAGTTGACGTATTGCATGTGATTATTCATGCGGCCAAATGTATGAACTATATATTACATATCCAAATCTATAGCATCTAGTATAGAATCCCATATAGTATCTTGTTTGATAGATACATTTCTTGACTTATTAGATTTAAACAACGGGTTCTCATCCAGGACATATTCAGTACTATTATTTGTATGAACAGATATAGGGTACACCATGTCTTCAATCCACTTATCCATGTTCTCTGATATTAACTTAGATATCTCCTTGTTCTCTTTGTACCTATTTAGGTAGTACCATATCTGATCGTGTCTTAAGAATGTTACCTTACCTATGTGCCTTGACTTGGCTCCCTCCTTGTCCATCATAACAACAAACTGTCTCCTTAGCTCTGACATGTAAAGACCCATTCTGTTTCCTTTTGCCTTCTCAAAGTAGGCTCTCGCTTTAATTAATTTATCAGCTTCCATAAACTTTAGTACTAAATTTAACATTTGATAGACTTATAGTTACTCTATATCTATCGTAATTTGATGCCTTATCCTTTAATAAGGTCTTTGATACTCTTTTAAAACATTCCTGGACAATGTTATGATTCTCGTCCAATAGAAGTGGATACTTCTCTTTTCTTACAACAATTGGTTGGAGCCTAGAGTTCTTCTTTATCGGAACAGCCCTCATCTCTATGTCTGCTATATAAACTGCCGTCATAAACAAAAACTTTTAAACCGTGATTTGTTAATTCTTTTATTCTGTACTCTTGTAACGGCCTTGGCTTCTTACCTTTCTGCTTTACTTCATAGAACTCTGCGCTGCAATCTTTAGGTATTGCAATGAGGTCTGGTATGCCTGGCTTGTTTGTTACAGATAACTTTAGGACGTAATATCCTTTTGACTCTAAGTCTTTAATTAGCTTTGACTGTATCTTTCCTTCTAGCATAATTGTCTAATGTTTGGCACATAAACGGATTTGTGCCGATTTATAGTCAAGTTTTTTACACAATAAACTGGACATTTATAACAAAGTGCAAGCGGCATTAAAACGACCGCCTGCACGACTGTTATTCTGTATCACAAAATATTCCACACTCCCATGACTTTATCTTACCGCCCTTATCAGATGGTTTTAATTCATCTAGAAATATTCTTTGGCCTTTTAGTCTAACTAACTTCGCTCCAATCCTTCTGCTTTGTTCAGCACGATGTTCAAATATATCAGGGAATTTTTCACGAACTAAATTCCAATATGTAGGACTTTGTGATTTTACACAGCCAATACAATTAGCATTTGGAAATCCAAGATTGTATATTTCTGGCAATTTAATTCCAGCATCTAACAAAATATCAAAACAATTTCCTTTTGTTAGCTTTAAATCAATTAAAACTGGAATAGTATTTTCTCTTTCAAATTTAGAGAACTTTTCATGACGACTTTTCTCATCTAAAGTAAATCCTAATACATGCCAGTCTATATCATTTGTTTTTTCAAAATGATATCTTGCTTCCTTTTTTAAGAACTTAGTGCAAGGAGCACCTGCTACACCACTGATATACTTCCTCTTTTCAAATACATCTACAATATCACAACTTGGATAGTCAGGATTTATAGCAAGAAATATCTCCTGTCCTAACCACCTCTCAATATCTTTTAAGAATCTTATGTTATCAGGATGTTCATTAACCACTGGGTTATTTACAACTATCACATTATGAGTATCGCCATACTTTTCAATAGTCTTCTTGGCGGCTACAGCTGATGCTGCACCACAACTAAACCAAACTGCAATTGTCTCTTTCTTCATAATCTTTCTTAAATATGTTAACTGTATACTTCTTTTTGCTCTTTACAACCTTATATATCTTTTCTTCAATGCCTCCTTCAGAAAATATCCAATAGACCTTATTGTTTAGTCTATCTATGGTAGTCATGCGATCAATTCCTTGGAAATAAGACACAGCACTGTGCTGGATGTTATAGAATACAAGATACTCAGCATTCTTTAAGGATATACCCTCACGACCAGATACAATTTGTAAGGCTATTACCTTATCTGTAGCATTAAATTCATCAAGGTCTGTAGTAAGATTGTCAGCGTAAACCTGCTTCAATGCATCTAATTCCGCTTTGAATACATAGAATATACCTATCTTCTTTCCTGCAAATCGTTCCTTAATGAACTCAGCCTTTGTTGTATCAAGCACCATCGAGTTTCCAGACTCAAACTTAACTGTACCACTATATAACTGATGTACCTTCTGTAGCAACTTGGCGGGTGTATCGCCAAGTATAACCTCTTCCTTTCCTTCAACTACAAGATCCTTGAGCAACTTATCTGCTAATTCATACGTCTTACGCTTCATCTTGACATACAGCACATGTTCTTCAATCTTAGATGTAAATCCTGCTTGCTGCTGAGTAAATGTAACCATATATTTAGATATATCGGCCATTATTTTTTCCTCAATGCCTGCTGAGTAATCGTTAATCATAAAAGAATTTATCTTCTTCTGCTTAACATTTACATAGTCATCTGCCCATCTATAGAAGTTTTTGTATCCATACCAAGGTGAGTATGTTGATACCCAGAACTGATGATACATCTGAGAAAAACTCTCTGGGCTAGGGGTCCCTGAAAGGAAAATCATAGGCTTTGATGCATACTTTTCTCTAAATAGTTTTGTAGATGTGCCTGGCTTTGGGAATGCTCCAAACCTGTGGTGCTCATCGTGTATAACTAAATCAAAGTCTCCTATAATTTTGTGCATGCTCTCGTCATTCACAATCATAATGTCAAAGTGTTCAGCATAGCCAAATGATTTGTAGTCATCCTGTATTGATGACATAGCCTTCTTCTTAGTTAGAAACAGAACATTCTTAGCTCCGTACAACTTAGCTATCTCCATGGAAGTCACGCTCTTACCTGTTCTTACTTGCATTGAAAGATAAACTAAATTGTACTTGCTAATTATCTCTAATCCCTTCTTAGAATTCTCTATCTGATAGTCTCTGAGTTCTTTGATTCCCATAGCTCAGGAAATGCGTATCTGCATACTATTAATAAATCTGCCCAGTTCTTTATCCATCTAGAGAACATCTCATAGTTACCGTCATCAAGGTAGGAGAACGCAATATTTTTAAAGTGTTTCCTAGTCCTAAGTAGATTGTTGTAACCAAAGTCTGGGTGCTTATGGAAGTTGTCTACCATACCAACCCACCACACAAGACTATCTCCCGAAAGATTCAATGCATCCCTAGCTGACAGTATCAACGTATCGTGATAATCTTTATTGCAAAGTTTCTTTATAAGGAAACTTACAGCGTCATCTTCTCCGCTTTCTTTATATTCTAAATACATAATTTTGTTTGTTTTTCTTCTTCAATAAACCTAACTATTTTACCATTAAATCCTTTTGTCTCAAATAACTTTGTGTTGAACCTATACTTTGCGTACTCATCAAGCCATCTGTAGAACGTCCTGTTGGATATCCTAGCCTTACCAGTAGGCGCAAAGTCTGGGTAGTTTGATACGAAATCATTTAAAAGGTCTTGACCTGTGTAGTCCACATTCGGATCAAGGTTGTACAACCTATCTCTACCTAAGCACCACTCACGGAACTCTGATGAGGTGGCAGCCTCAAGCTTTCTAACCTTAAGATTCTTAAACCTGCTCTTAACTAGACCCTTAGATAGGAATAGTTGAAGGTTTGCTATCATGTAGTTATCAAACCTGTGCCACTCACTTTCATCCCATCCATCAAATAAGTTATGGCCAAACTCCTGCAATGGCGTGAACCCATTCTTATAGTACTGAGTGAACTCAAGCTCCCACTGTCTACGTTCATATGAGTTACCATCACCCTTGACAGCGTGGTTGGTAGTGATGACCATCTTAGGTATCTCCTCAAACGGGAAGTACAACTGCATCTGATTCTTCATCTCTATAGTCATACCGTCAGTTATCTGTGAGAACAGTAAGTCAAACCTAAAGTTCTTCTCGATATCCTGGTAGGCAAGGAGCTGTGTGTCAGGTGTTACACGTTGGTACTGGAACTTATCTCTAGGGTCAAACTTCTTACCATCTATGAAGACAGCATTCCTAAGTTTAGATATCCCGTTAACAAAGATACCTTTACCAGTACCACCCTCGGGCTTATCTGATATCGTCTCGTCATTTAGGATTACAACTGGATTGTATGCTGAGTCATTAAAGTTATGCATCAAGTATCCTATAGTTGTCTCCATTGTCATCAGACGCTCATCGTCACCTCCAGAGATGTTAGATATGAACCTATTGTACTCACATCCTTTGTAGTCAACCTCAATGAAATCACGGTCTAGACGCTGTCTTCCCCACACGTATCCATCAAGGTCTTCATACCTTATCTTCTCTACTGAGTTAGCTGTTATCTTAACAGCGCAGTTCCTAAAATAGATATAGGCATGGTTGATTCCATCGTGTAAAAACTTAGGCCTAATGTTCGGTAGGAATCCAAGGAAGTCCTTGCGTCCCATCCTCACCTTCTCAGCATATGCATCGTAGATTGTCTTGTCATCCATGACGTACAGATACTCAAATACAAAGTCCCTGATGTTGTCGTCTAGTACCTCAGTGATTATATTGTCCTCAACTGTTACAAGCATGAACGTGCTCTCTTTGGATGGGTAGTACTTAACGTATCCATTGTCAACAAGGAAGTCTCTGTACCTGTGATTAATGAATGAGACCTTCATGTCCTTCTTAGACTTAATCCAGAAATCACTCTCTACAACCTCCTTCTTTACCTCATTAATAATCTCGTCAGTAACGTCTGGCATAGCTATCTTTATGTCTTTAGTTGGTACAGACTTAGCTATCATCTGAGACACTGCATCTACCTTCTCCTTGTCCTCAAACTTCTTTGTGTTGAACTCAGCTGTATTCCTATACGCTGACTTAACTGTAGTCGTTATCTCTGAGCAAGGGAAGTCTGGCTGCTCTAGCTTACACATTGAGCTAATGGCATCGTCTAGCGAAATGCCATACTGATTGTATGCAGCAGCCAATACAAATAAGTTGTGATTCCTGCTGCCACTAACAAGTCCGTAGTCTTTATTCCACCACTTGTGTAGGAATTCAATCGTCTTGTTCTGGTCATCAAGTGGGATCATTACCTTCTTACCACTAGGCTTCTTCTCCTCAATCTTTTCAGTCCATACCTTGCTGTCCTCATTAACAAAGATACTCTCGTCCTGAGACTCATATGTAACTCTGCTGATGTTACTGCAAGCTTTATCAAAGTTCTCGCAGTTGTAGTAAACCTGCATGGCCTTGAAGTATGCCTTGTATCCCTTAGCATCTGTGTCGGGTATCTTTACTAGTACCTTTATGCCGTTACCACTAGGCGATGTGAAGCAGGCATAGGTGTAGTCGTCCATCTCTAGCTCAAACCTTTTACCTATCAGCTCATCTTCAGTCTTGAATCCATCAAAGTCGATGGACATTATTCCAGATGACTTGATAAGAGAGTTGTCTGAACGTGATGAAAACTTACCGCCAAAACATACAGATGGTAATCCCTTCTTTAGTTCATTCCTTTCATCCTTATCTTCTGTGCTTCTTATCTTATCGACTAACGACATAGATTTACCAGTCCTTATCCGATCTATTGCCGCATCTATAGTAATATAGTACGGATTGTTTGTCTCGTTGATGTTCTTAAAAATAGTTATCATGTCGGATAAAATTAAGGGCAGGAATCTCACCTGCCCAGTTTATTAATTAAAATGGCAATGACTCGTCATCCTCAGTAGTGTCAACAACAACTGCTGCTACCACTGGTGCTGGAGCTGAACCTCCTTCAATACGGAATCCATTTAGAGTGTTGAATACTCGAACATCTCCGTTCTCATTTGTCCACTCACGACCACGAAGTGCGAAAGATACCTCGACCTCTTGACCCTCCATGATGCCATCAAGTAACGCACACTTGTCCTGCGTAAACTCAAATGATACTACTTGTGGGTACTTATCGTCAGCAATCTCTACTACTAACTCTCTCTTAGAGAACTTCTCTGATACTTGAGCAGTCTGTCCTACTCGCTTTACTGTTGCTTTAATTTTAAACATTTATTTGTTTTTATTGATTAAGAAATTATAGTACTCAGTTGCATACTTCAATGCAGCCTTTTCTCTTCGCTCTATTTTTTCTATGTCCTCATCTGTAAGTACATAGTCTATTGGAGTTACCCTCAGATTTAAATCAAGGTCGTTGACATAGTGCAACGATTCATCCTCGTAGTCTGGGACAAGGTCTTGGGGTGTAGTCATTAGGACGTAACACAGCTTGAACTTTCTCCATCCCTTCATGTAGCAGTACAACTTACCTTGCCACTCATACTGAGAGTTATGTCCATCCTCTGGACGCTTAGGAAAAGTCTTCTTACTCCATGATGACTTTATGTCCACGATAGTCTCTTCATCATTGTCCTCGATGTCTGGATGACCATGGAAGCTGCCTTTCTGAAGATAAGAATTAGACTTGCGATACTCAGCAAAACACACAAGACTGGCAATCTTAATAGCACTCTTATGAATATCTTCTTCTTCGCTGTCCTCCACAGCAATACCCTTACGTACATACTTATTATCAATATTATCTTTGTACTTGTAGACAAATTCATCAACTAGACCCTCAATATAAGTCTTAGCACCCTTCTGTAGCTCTGGCTCTGCATCTCGCTTGCGTATCAAGTCAAGCATAGCCTCCTCTTGTAGTGCTGTCCTCTTATCTTTATTTGTTAATTCCTCAAGTTTTAATTTCTGAGAGTCTGTAAGTCCGTCCTCACCTAAGAAAAGTGGGGCGGCAGCCGAAGCTCTGAACTTTATATCAAACATCGCTCAGTGCTTTTTTCTGCTCGGCAGTAAGTGAGTAAGTCTTCTCTATCTGTTCTACAGTCCGCTTGCCAGACTGAATGGACTCAATAGCCTTGTCTAGCATAGCGTCAGGCATTGCAGGCTTCTCCTTGGTAGGTAAAGGTCTTGTGCTGAAACGCAGTGCAGGAACCATACCTTCTGGACTTGACACAGTCTCTACTCCCAATACAATCTGCTTTCCCTTGTAAGTAGATGGGTCAAATGAATTAAAGAACTTCTCCAATCTCTTAAAGTTTGTTCGGTTAATTACCATTGGCTTGTCGAACTCTTTAAGCTTAACAAACGGACGCTTTTCCTTACCGCCTTGAGACAAAAAGTCTCCTTGATATACGTTCTCAATTGTTACAATGACAGCCTCGTACTTGCCGTCCTTTTCTAAACTGTATGCTCCGAGATACTTCTCATCGGTAAACATGTTTCTCCAGTGACTCATAATTTATAAAATTTAATTTAGGGGTTACAAACTTACTATAATTTATTGTTTAATTCAACATATCTTGATAACTTTTTTCTAAGTATCTCAAGTCTGTTAGCTACCTCTTCCTGGTCGTAACTAGAATTCAGTAACTTCCTGGCTCTTATTATCCTATCGCTGTACGTCTCCATACATACTCGGTAGCATCCTGCAAGCCATCCTCTCTCCATGAATACCTCATACTGCTCAGATGTTATCTTGCAGTAATGATCTCCTGCCATCATGACGTTGTTTATCTCGACCCTTCCGTCATCGACAAACTTCTCTATCTTACATCCGTGGTCCAAGTACCAATAGCTGTCTGGATTTCTGTCGTCACCCGTCCAATACAGACTGACATTCGGGTCGTTCTCTAGTTCTTCAAAAGCTCTCATACTCTTCTAAATATAAATCAATAACTCTCTTTGTCTTCTCTAAATCCTCCTTGAACTGACCCTTCTTTCGGCATCTTGTTATGCGTTTAATTATGTCGAACTCATACGCATTCAGCCCGTGTTCCTCAGCAAACTTGTACAGACTGCCATGCGTGTTGTCATAGTGAGCGTCAGGTTTAAATGCATCGTCAAAAGTCTTTGGGTATTGTGCTAGCATATGCTCCTTTAATATGTCGCAGAACAGTACTTCTTCACAATCATCCTTCCATATACT